CGGAAACACTTTCTATGTTCCGGAGATTTTGGTATTGCAGCGAAATTAACGCTATTAAAAGCATTAGTAGGTCTGGATGTAGCATTGTATAAATTATAATAGGTGAATACTGTATTATCGAGAGTGTTTAACCGTATGTCTCTTGGTTTAAATAATTCTTTATATGGTTCATAAACTATTCCTAGTCCGCTTTGTTCTAACAGGTAAAATACGTTAGTAGCTAGTGTATTATAAAATTCAAACCCTTTCGGTATATCTAATTCTATAATACTCCCTACTTTCTCGCTTATTTTTTCTCCTAACCCAAAAAGAAGACTTAGAGGTATTAGTCTATTTAGCTCTTTATAATCTTTAAATTTATTTCTATAAAAATTTAAAGTAGATAAGTCTCTAGAATACTCCATTTTATCGAAATAAGTCATAGAGTAAAGTAAAGAACAGTCTATAGCTTTCTGTTTATTAAAAAAGTATAAAAAGTATTTTTTATCTAAAACAAATAGCTTCTTACAGCTATCGAGAATTTTATGTATTCTGTCGATAGAAACATTTATACCTTCTGGGTGATTAATAGGGATGATATAGCTACTATCCCCTGCAGTAGGTTTAATGTAGAGAGCTACAGGAGAAGCTAACTTAGGGTGAAGATCATAACTAGTAGGAATAACCTCAACAAATGCTCCATGAGATGCTAATCTCTCTAACTGCTCTAATTTAGATTCTTGTTCGACTATATAAAACACTTAATAACCTTTTTATCAATATAAGATAAAAAAATTACTTTACAAACTGTCCAAGGTCCTTTAGTACTTGTTCGCCGATTCCAGGTAAATCTTTTTCAAGTAGTCTTACTACTTCAGCATTCTTACTTTTTACTCCTGGGTATAGATATCCGTTTATAATTTGATCTTCTGGGGTACCAGATATGTTCCAAGCTGCTTTAGCGGTACGTATATAAAGTTTTGTTTCTTGCTGTTTGAGTATATAGGAACGCTTTTTAAGTTCAATTATCTTACCGTTTCTACCGTCTTTAGCAAAATACCTAACCATATAACCTCTTCTGTAATCGTCAGGTGTTGGAGAAACGAATTCACTGTAAAACCCAGCTTCTTTATCAGCTTGTGTATCTTGAACTAGTTCTAACTTTTCAGACTTAGAAGTAATGCTAGTACCTTTGTAATAGTTACCTAAATGATCGCGTACAAACTTACCTGTATACCTCCTACCTGTTACCAGGTCTTTTAATATTCCGGGTACTTTGCCTCCAACTTTCTGTTTAAATTTAGGTAGGTACATTATACGGCGTAGAATTGAGTTTTAATATTAGTATACCATTTATTATCTGAACCGATTTCATGGTTTAGTCCTGTAATAAGGTATCCGAAGCTATCATAAATAGAAGGCAAAACTCCAGGTTTAATCTTAAAACTCTGCCCTATTTTCATTCCAGCGATTCCGAGCATTTTTATTTTTAATTCTACTGGTATAGTCCCAGGAACCTTTCCTCCTTTAAATTGAGGCCTTACTCCTCTTTGTATGAGACTTATAGCGCCAGGCTTACAATCAGCCCAAGTTGCTCCTAAGTAATCTGAATCTTTTTCGTTAAAGTCTTTCCATACTTCATCGTACTTCTCTTTGAACTTAGCTTCTCTCTGCTCTGCTTCGTCATTATTTTCAGTATCTTTATTAGTCTCTTTTCTCTTAAAATGTCGATCAACTGTAGCTCCGTTCCATCTTAACAGGTTACTAACATTGTCACTAAAGTTACCAGGTGCTCCTTGAGCAGCTATAGAGACTTGGGCGGCAATTTGGTTTGAAATAGTGCTGGAAAGGCTTAAATCTAATATAGTACTAGAAAGTCCAGTTACTGCAAGTACAGGAGGTTTAGGTGATGCTTCGTTTTCAAATAAAGTCTTTTTTCTATCTACTATTGTATAAGTATCTTCCGATACTTTGCTGATATCTAATTCATTTATACCCCCTAAGGCTGAATTAATAGCAGCTAGTATACCTTTAATCGCATCTAAAATACCTAAACCCTCTTCAGTACTATCAATTACTTTATCTAATTCACCTTTTACTAAGTGAGTAGATACCATCAAGTACATAATCTTATCCGAGTTAGTGCCTGCGAATTGTTCTATAGATTTATGTAAATCTCCTCTAGTCAAGCTATAATTAGTATAATCTCCTTTAGGTACTTTAGGTAAAACTACCGGCAAAGGATCTAAAGAAAAATGCTCATCATAGGTAAGGTATTTATTCTGAGATTCAATATCAAATTTTACTAAAGACTGTTTAGTTTTAGGTTCCTGTATAGTACCGTAGTTATTAAAAATATCTAGGACGGTGTATAGAGGTATGTAACGTAAGTTAATAGATTTTTCATTAATCGCTAGAGCATAAGAACCTTCAACTATATCAGTTTCAAAACCAAAAGCGCTGAATTTTTTTAAGTTACTTCCTTTAAGACCTACTTTTGCATCATCTATTGCCTTATTGCCGTCTATAACTCTTCTCTTTTCCTCATTATATCTCAGTCCTGTGTAAGCTTTTTCAATAGGGGCAAAATGAGCATGCCAAGCAGTTTTTAAATCTTCCTTATCTTGCTCTTCTTCATTATCAGCAGGAGAAGCAGCATCTGATGCTTTACCTGTTTTCAGAGAATCTAAAACACTGCCTTTTGAAACTATTTTGATAGAGCAATCATACCCTCCATCAGCTCTAAAACTCCAATTAAAGTTTGTTATGAACCCGAATAGCCCATCGTAGTTGTATGAATGGTTTTCACGAATAGCATTAACATTATTCTCTATTGTTACAAATTTACCATCTTTAAAGAACTTTTCGTCGGCAACAGTACCGTGATTAACTCCCGTTCTTTCAATATTTCCATCTGTATCTACATAAACTGAATGTCCCCATTCTAAAAGAGCTGAGTAGCCGGGTTTAAAGTAGAGGTTAGAAGCTTTTTCTAAATCCTCGAGAGTCCAGAGAACAAAGCTTACTTCAGCTTGCTGTAAAGTACCGTAGGTATTTTTAGAAGTGACAGTAAGACTGGTTATACCTCCCATTGGTCGGTACCCCGTTCTTATGTCCCAATTATAAGCTTTAGTTAAATCGTAGTCAGTTCCTTCTGCTACTCCCTGTCGTAACCCTGGGTTGCTTCCGCCTTGAAAAGCAGTACGGGTACCCGAGAGTAAAACCATTTGTTCTGCCAGTTCAGAAGTAGCTGAGTTAAAAAGTTTATCAGCATCTGCTTGTTTGATATATTTCTTAGCTACTAACTCTTCAGCTATTGAATCATCTCCAACATTTACACTAGATCTAAGTTTAATCCAAGCAGTATTGGAGTGTAAGAGCTGTAAGTCATCTGCTGTCTTACGATCGTCTGCGAAGACTTCTTCTCTTTTTTTTATTACATTCGATATGTCGTGTGCTATACCGCTACTAAAAGTTTCTCCCGCCATTATCGATTATCATTAACTTCGTTAAACAGTCTTAAAACCTGACTTGAGTCAGCAGGTACACGCAATTGCACACCAGGTTGACATATAAGCCCATCAGTTTTAGAAACGTTTGCTGAAGCAATGATCCACCATAATTTTGGGTCTCCATAAAACTGATTGGCTAGAGTATCGTATCTATCTCCTCCTGTAGTTATAATGTAAGTATCATCTTCGGATAGAGGTATATCAGGGTAGATAGTATTAGTTCTATATCTTATGCCATCTTCATTAGCGATTTGTTCGATATTTTTATATCTATGTGGCATAATTAACTTAAGTTCAAGTTAGCTGCTGTATCTAATCTACCTCCAGCTTTACGTCTAGTAGTTTTACCTCTAGTATTTTTGCCAGAACCGTCGGTTTCTCCTCTCCATCCGATATACTTTTCTTCCGGGTATTCTATATCAGATACAACATTGAAATCGTGAATCGGAGTAAACCCTACTGATACATTTAATATATGAGGAAGTTTTTGTAATCCCAACTTATCTACATCTACTTCCCAAGGATAAAGTTTATCCCAAGTAATTCCTACAGAGTTAATAAATCCATTTAGATTATAGAGGTAGTGCCCAAGTCTTATTCGAGTTAAAGTTCCCCTCATAAATGAACCGCTTCCATCGTAAGACGGTGCTGTTTGAGCAACTAAGTGATTAAGCTTATTGTATAGAGGAAGAAGTTCTGGTTTAGACATAGCTGCTATTTTAAAGCTGAAGCTAATGTCCCTTTTAAATCCTTGGTAAGTATAAAAATCTTCTGCACGTCCAACATATTTAGTACCTTGCCAATCACCAGTGTAGTTGTCGCTAAGATCATCTAAGAAAGCTCTGAACTGTATGGTTCTTTCATCATTACCAATCAATCTAGTGAAAGCTAAAGGAATTAAATCATTACTGTAATTTGCCCCAGCGATTGAAGCATTTACAGGATCTATTTTTTCTTTTATTATACGTTCAAGTTCTGCTCCTTCTTTACCTAATTCACTTATACCTGAATCTGCTACTTTAAAATTAGTGTGTATATTTAAAGGAGACTTAGTGTAATCTTTATAATCCGATTCTGAGGTAGAATCTAAAGGTCTAAGCTGTAAAAAATCTGGTGACTTATCTGCTTCTAAAGTAGCAAGTTTACTAACGTTGTCTTTATCTACTTGAGAATCATAATCTGGAGCTAGGTCACTTATTCTACCGTATAGAGTCTGATCAACCACTGTAGTGTCATCGCTATATACTGTAGCACTTTTTACATTATTTTCTCCGTATCCAATATGGCCTCTATTATCTTTTGTTTGAGGCTTCATTGCACCGGGAATTACTTCACCGGTATTAAGATAAGTATTAGCAGCTTTAGACGTTAAATCTGGTACATCAAGTGGCTTATTGTCTTTAAGTATACTTTTACCTATAGGTGATAAACTAGATGCTTTCTGTTTTAAAGGGTTAGCAGGAACTCCTAAATCAAAATTAGGAGCTGGAGCTGTAAACTGACTGAAGTTGTCTGCTGCTTTGTCTTTAGAGGTTTCAAAAGACCTTGATAAAGTAGTGGCCTTCTCGTTACCAAATAACTTAGTAGTAGCTTTTAATCCTCCTCCATTTACTTGGGTACCTACTGGAGTGCCGGCAAGTGCCGATGATGCACCGTCTATTTGACCAACGCCTGCACCAAGAGAGTCTCTTAAGAAGTCTCCAAAACCAGTACCTTTTTCTGCTCCTCCACCCTGTAGGTAAGTGCTACCTCCGTTATTAATAAAGTGAGTACCTGTACCGTTAACTGGAATCTGTGCAACTATAGCTGTTGTAGCCATAGCGTTATTCTTCAACGTATCAACTACTTTATCTTTTAATTGACCTAAAGTATCTTTAAGATTAAAGTCTTTAAACCCGTTCTTAAGTCCTTTTTGAACTCCGTTTTTTAACTGTCTTAAATTTTCAGCTTGCTGTATGAGAGCAAGATTTCCTTGAAATTTTAGACCGGGTTTAGAGACTAGCATTTTAGCTATCCTCTCTACATCAGTTAACCTAGAATTAATCTGATTGTAGTCGAATCCAGGTTTCTTTTGAACATACGGGTTTTTAGTATTAGTATCACTATACTTCAATGAACGGAGTTCGTCCATTCTACCATCTCTGTAGTCCCGTAAAATGCCCATAAGTTAGTTTAGAAAGAAGCTCCTTCGGGTGCGTTATCTCTATAGGTTCCTGTTGCAGGTGGTGTTCCGTCTAAATCTAAAATAGATGGCTTCGGATCAATAGCAGGGTTGTTATTGATTGAAGACTGATTGTGCAAAGTTGAATTTGGATTTGCACCATCTCTTTGATCAGGCTTTTGACCATTTAATCCGTGAATTGAACCAATTTGATTTTTTAAAATTCCCATGATTGTTTATTTTTAAATAAATAGCTTTATAATTATTGTCCGGAACGACCTTGAACTATTCTCATATCTAGTTCATTTGAATCCATATACACTTTTGTTACTCTATCCTGCTCGACAGCAGCTCTAAGTAATTTTATTTCTTCTAGTAATGCTTTATTAGAATCTCCTTCTCCAGCTCCTCCTCCTAAACCAGATATTAAATCTGTTATAGCTCCTGTAGCAGCAACCATTGGTGCTGCGAACGCTGTAGTAATCACCAAGTCTTTAAGCTCTTCTAGTTTTTCTGTTTCTAATGAATTAAGTGCTGCTGCTATTGCTGCTATACCTGAAGCTACAACGGTTAATGAAGTTCCAACTGTAGCTAGAGGGCTTGACATCGCAGCGATAGCTCCTAATACCCCAAGTCCAGGTGCTGCAACTAAAGAAGCTATTGAAAAAGCTGTTAATCCGGCTCCTGCTGACAATAGTGCAGGGCCTAACGCTGCTAAGGAAAGGACACTTGCCGGTGTAATAACTCCTAATATCTGTGATATTCCATTTGCTGCTGCAGTAATTATTCCAGCTAGACCTCCTAATGCTTTTTCAACTATAGTACCTAGACTGTCTAAAGCGGGTGCAAGTAGTGAGATTGCATAAGTTAAAGGTATCATTGCAGCTCCTAAAAGTGCTAGTATTCCTGCACCTATAGCTGCGTATGGTGCTGATGCTCCTAATGCTGATAATCCTCCTGCGAGTGATGTTAATCCAGTACTTGCTGCTGTACCTAGTAGAGCTACTGCTCCTAAACCAATAGCACCTGCAGTCATTAGAGCAAATCCAGCTGCTGCTGCTACTAATGCTGCACTACCTACAAAGGTTCCTGCCATAGCATTTAAACCTCCTGCTAGAGCAGTTAATCCAGTTGAAGCTGCTGTTCCAGCTCCAGACAATAGGAACATAGTAGGTATAGCAGGAGTAAGAAGAAGTAAACCGACACTAGCAAGCGGTAGAGCTACAGCACCTAAGAGTACTTTACCGCTTCCCATAGCCGATATTCCATTAGCAAGACCGGTTAAACTTTCTTTTAGTGCTTCTCCGTCTAAGGCTTGTAATAATTTTGCACCTACATATCCAGGAATCATTGCAACTAATCCTAAGGAGGCAGGTATTAAGTTAAATGCACCTAAGAGGGTTTTTCCTCCTGACATTTCCTTAAGTCCCGTAGCTAAATTAACTAAGCTTTCTTTTAACGATTCACCGTTTACTTTCTCTAGTAGCTTAGCTCCTACTACCCCAGGGATCATAGCGACTAAACCTAAAGAGGCAGGAATCATATTTAAAGCACCTCCAAGTACTTTCATGCTAGCCATTTCTCTTAACCCAGCAGCTAGATTAGTTAAAAACTCCCTTATTTTTTCTCCAGACTGTTTAGGCTCTTCTGTTTTAGATATAACATCTTGAGTCTTATCTGTTTTAGGTATTTCAGGGGTCTTAGTTTTAGCGTCAGAAGCTATATCTTTTGCTTTATCTGCTCCAGGGGCTTTTGCAAATCTACCCTTAGCATCTCTATATCTACCTTGAGCATCTTTAGTTACTGTATCGGTTAAGCTTTCTGCTCCAGCTGCGGCTTTTTTAGAAAATAGACCGGTAATTCTATCTCTTACAGTCTTTAAATTATCTCCTAATCCTGAAAAGCTATTCCGTATAGTGCTGAAAAAACCTTGAGTAATATTAGGATTAAATGCATTAACTATTGCTTTCTGTAGAGTTTTACCTGTAAATATTATTGCGATTCCCGCTGCTAGTTTAGCTAATCCTCCTATATTTGCCCCAAATATTTTAGCTGCGCCTGCAGCTTTCATTATACCGCTAACTATACCAGCTACAGGAGAAACTACAGTAGCTATACCGGAAGCGATATCAGCAACAAACTCTAACATAGGAGCGAATGCTTGAGTAAGTTTTTCTAAAGATTTTTGAAGACTTTCTTGTGCAGCTAGTCTCTTCATATCCTCAGCATTTACTCCTGCTGCTGCTGCAGCTTGTTCGTCAGTCATTCCTTTTTCAAGAGCCCTTTGGTAAGCAACTTTAGCAAGCTGATCTCTGGTCATACCTAAAGCTTTAGCTTGAGCTTCTTGTTGAATTCGATTCATATTACCGAATTCGTTTATATCAGAAGCATTTTTAAACAACTCTTTACCTAATCCTGCTAGGTCGTTATTAAGCGCTAGTTCCCTAGCCTTAGATAGATTAATCTGTTTACCTGTTAGTAGTTGAGCTTCTAGTTCTGCTTCTATAGAGGATTCAAAATCCATCAACGAACTAGCTATACTGTCCACCTCTTTTAGACTCATACCTAATCTACGAGCTGCTGATGCTGCTTTGGCAATAAGAGCAGGATTGTTACCTAATGAAGCTTTTATATCGTCACTTGTAGTGGCTACGTCTCTTAATATTTGACCCTGAGAAACAGCTGAACGGTTAGCTCTGTTAAATTCGGATGTAGTCCCTACTATACTTTCAGTTACTGCATCTATATCTCCAGAAGTAGTTTGAGCTAACATTGCAAGACCACCTGCTTCTTCGGCAGCTAGTCCCATAGTATTTTTTAGTTCTGCTGCTCCTCCTAAGACGTCTGGTGAGAATATATTTTGGGCGTTCATACCAGTTTGCTTGGTAAGGTCCGCCATAGTTTCTAAGAAATCAACAGAAGAAGCTAGACGATTGTTGAAACCTATTAGTGTTGTTGAGTTTTGACCTGTAAGTCTTTGTAGATCTGTAGCTGCTTTATCTACATCTAAAAACGCATCTACTATAGCTAGAACTACGGTTAAAGGGTCAAACAATGCTTTACCGAATCCTTTTGCTAACTCACTTCCTCCAGCTAAAGCAATTTGTATCTTATTAAACTGCTTACCTTGTTCAGCAGCTTTTAATGCTGCGTCTGCTTGCTTTATAGCAAAATCATCTCCAGACTTTTTAGCCTCCTCTAACGCTTCTTTCGCAAGATCAATATTTTCAGCAGTACGAATAGTCTCTTCGGACATATCCTTCATTGTCTCAGCGGATAATTCCATAGCGTTTTGGAATATACCTGAGCGCATACCTAAGCGCTGCATTATACCTCCTACACCCTCGACTAAAGCTCCGGTTACACCTGTATGGTCTTCTATTCTACGCTGTATATCTAATTCGTGTTCTCGTTGCCGAATTATCTCTTCACCTATACCTTCTTGCTGCTTTAGCTGTATAATCCTTCTGATATCTCCAGCTTCGTATTGAGACTGTTTAGCTAATTCATCTTCCGCTGTTTTAACTATAGTTTCCTGTGTACGAAGTTGTTGATCTAATCTTTTGAGTTTCTTTTCAGCAGCTTTTCTTTCAGAATCAGATAAATAAGAAAGAGAATTTCGTATTTCTTCCTGTTCGGATAATAATTGCTGTTGCTTAGTCAGACTATTTGCTATTCGTCTTGCAGTATCTGAATTAGCGTCTCCAATTTTTTTCTCAATATTACTTATCTCTGTTCTTATTGAACTAAGTAAATTTTGATCATTAATTATTTGACGTTGGATTTTGCCTTGATTCCCTAATTCTGAAGTTACAGCTTGTGCAGATTTTTGTAACTGTCTAGCTAATCCCAAAGCACCGGTATCAGCTTCCGATCGAGCACGAACCATGCCGATTTGATCCTTTATATCTTCTGTAATTTGTCTGCTTATATCTAAAGCATCACCAGCTGTTTTTACAGAACGACGATAGGCTTGTTCTCTAGCAGATAAAACTTTGTTTATTTCTTTATCTACTTTAGACTGCTCTCTTTTATTCTCTAATTCTTCTTTACCGTCTGCCACTTATGGAAAGTTTATACATATAAATAGTTAAGGCCCGCTATTTGCGAGCCTTTGCACTGTAGTCTGGTTGTCTAATATTAGGACCTTTTGGAACGTTATTCCCTAACTTAGATTTACCTGAAGCTTTATCGTAAGCTTCTTTCTCTTTTTCATAATGGTCATTCATTTTCTTGAAAGTAAAATTGCGTAACCAAATAGGAAAATTGTAAACAGTATCGAATGTATATCCGCCTTTTCCGTGAAATACTATTTCATGAATTTGAGCGAATAAATTAACTCTATACTGTGGCGTCAGGCCAAAAAAAGTTGATCCCGATAGGGATGTCAACTCCCTCCTCCGGTCCATTTTCTGGATAGAATTTAAGATCCACGTCCGGTTGAATCTCTGCCATATGTTTTCTGAAAGCTCTAGAGTCTCTAGCAAGAAATCCGTTATCAACGAAATCCCTGATTGCTTTAGAATCTCCATTCCCATCTACTGAGGTGATAATATGTTTCAATCTTGTAGATAGTTCAGGTGATGCTTCCTTATTAATTTTCTTTAGACCGTTTACCTCTTGTTGAATCTTTTGCTCATCTCCATGAGTTAAAAGTTTAAACGTAAGAGTATTCTTACTTAAAGGAGTGACGAAGGTAAATTCATTTTTACCGTCTTTAATAACACTATCATCAAAGTCTTTATTATTTAATGCTGATAGGTCTACATTTTCTTTTACTCCTGCGTAAGTAAACTCATAATCTGCTCCATACCCTAGAATACGTGCAGCGATAAGTAAAGCATTCTTATCACCAACTAATAAATCATTATACTTAATCTCTTTATTAACAATAAGAGCTTGTAATAATTTATCAATAACTACACCTCTTTCAATGTAATTTTGATTTGTAAGAATGTCTTCTTCTTTAGCAGTCATATACTTCATCTCAAGCTCTCCAGAGCTCAAAGGAGAATCCTTAGGATAAAGTAATCCTTTCGAAGGAAGATCTACAATTTCAGTAGGAAATTTGTTTTCTGTGCTCATAAATTTTATTATCTAAAACTAGTTCTATTAATAAATATACGAACAGAAAATTTACGAACCTACTCTATTTTAAGTTTTTTGTCTGCAGATACTAGTTTATTGTAGTGCTCTCTAGTAATAGTAGTTTCTGTAACTACTACGACTTTATCGTCGTAAATAACTGCTTTTCGTGTTGTTACTGGGGTCTCTGAAATCATCTTAGTTGATGAACAAGATGCGAACAACCCTAACATAACCAATGTAATTAGCTTTCTCATAATATCAAAGTTTTAGGTTATCTATTAATAAATAGTTAAACTTTTCTTAAACTTAAATTAATATAAGAAAACTATTGCAAATAAAAAACCCGGCGCAAGGCCGGGCTTCATATAGGTAAGGCAGTGTATTAGTAGTTGAGTACGCAGTAATCCATATCTACAGTAATTTGTAGTTCGGCTACTTCAGAATTACTCCAGTCGAAGTCTCCTTGTGACATAGAAGTAATGAATGCTCCTTTTATTACCCATTCTGATACGATGTCCCCTACTGGGCCTAGTACGTTAAGTACAAGGTCTTTTTTGTAGAAGTCAGAGTAACCAGCACGGCCTGTTACTGATTCGTAAGATAAACGAGCCCAATCCATTACTGCTTGTGCTCCAGATGGCGTAATTGGATCATATAATGTCATGTCCATAGTCTGCCATTCTCTTTTTCCACGAATTTTTCTATATGTGTTAATATGATCAAGTTTAATCGATTCATCTTCGAAAGATGGTGCAGAAACTTGCTTGATCATGAATGCTGGAATAGCATCGATATACATGATAAATCTGTTCTGTACCTTCGGCTCGAAGGCTCTAAACATTATTTCGTTTGGATCTAATACTGCCATTGTAGTTTACTTTATTATAAATATAGTTATTTAAATTATCCGCCGAAAGTTGCTCCAGTTGGCTCGATTGTGAAATCTAACACGATGAATTCTACTGTTTTGGCTGGCTGAATAAAGATCTGTCCGATTAATTGATTTCTATCAATTACATCTGCAGTATTATTCGTGTCATCCATTACAACTCTGTAAGCATAAAGACCTTGTCTTTGTACTACTGACTCTAAGTAAGGATTTACTTGAGTTAAGAAGTTGTTTCTAGTGATAGTAGTGTTCTGCTCGAATACTAAAGATCTTGAAACGTCTCCGACAAATTTCTTAAGATCGATCAACAATCTTCTAACGTTTACTCTATCAAGTGCAGATTTCTTTTTCTGTAAAGTTTTCTGACCAAATACTGAAATGCCAGCTCCTGGGAAGGTAGCAATTGGGTTAACGTTAGCAGCGTATAATGTGTCTCTTTGTGTTCTTGTTAATTTTCTTTCTGCTTGAATAACGTTAGAGATACCTCCTCTAGTTAAACCTGCAGGTGCAAACCATGGTGCAGCAGCGTTATCGGTGAAAGCATATACTCCGGGAATTACTGTAGAAGCAGGAATCCAAGCATTTTTACCAGTTGCTGATTGAGTTTGTAACCATGGCCAGTAAGCAGCTGCATAAGAACTGTTTACTGTATTAGCAGCAGCTACTGCATTTGATACTGTAGCTCCGTATTGTTCTAAATCTACTACTGCAATACAATCTCCTCTAGTTTCTGCTAAGGAAATGATTGAGTCTAATTGAGTTTTATGATCCCCAAAGTCGTAGATAAGACCTGGTGCAGAAATAATGTTAAATACGTACTCGTCTTTGTTTTCTAACATTGAGATAGAATCAGCATAGTTAGTTCCAACAAGACCTTGTGTATTAGTATTAGTAATATCTCCAAAGTACTTATCCCCAGCATTACCTGCTGATCCTCCTCCGTTGTAGAAGGAACCTGAATGTGCAGTTGGTAAAGAAGCCGAGTAAGAATTGTTACCAGCATCAGTGTTAACAGTTAGACCGTCAGTGCTTAAGTAATTTAGAGTAGGATTGTTTACAGAAGCAATTCTAATGAAGTTAGATCTGTTAACGAATTCTCCAGTAGTTTGTACGAATACATTACCGTCACCGTCAGTAGTTTTAGATCTGCTCTGATTTCCTACTACTCTTTCGATGTAATTTTCAGAATTAGGATCTAAAGATAGGTCGTTGAATGTTTCAAGTACTACTTTATTTTTTGTATTATCATCTCCTCTACGAATAGATAAGGTAAAAGTACCAGTAGAATTCTGTACGTTAGAGATTTCCCATCTTAAGTTATCAGCTGAACCTGACACTAATGATCCGTCGCTGTTTTGAGTACCTGGATCTGATGAAGCGGTTGCGTTGTTGAAGATTGCTCCTTTTCCTAAGGTCTCGATAGTGAATGGATCAGTAATACTTCCTGTAGCAGCAGTAATTTCTGTACTTGATGCTGCAGAGAAAGAACCTGATACAACTCTAGTAACAAGTACTGAATTACCT